TTACTCCAGCAAACACACGAACACAAAATCAAGATGATCTTGGTTGTGGTTGTGATCAAGGAACTACGGTAACTTATTATTATGATGCTGATGGTGATACATTGGGAGATATAAATAATTCATCCCAATTTTGTGCATGGAATGATGCTACAAATATAACATTTACTGCTGAATCTTGTGATAGTCTTAGTGGTAACGAAAGTTCAGATAGTTTTTGTAGTGGTGATTATATAAACGGACCAGCAACTCCAAGTTGTGGTGTTGGTATACTTGGTGGTTACTGTATGAATACCGATGATACAACATATCTTATGTGTCCTTGTAATGCTTCTCATTGTAATTCTGGAGGAACTGGTAGAGATGATTGTTGTGTACCTTCAGATGCTAATCCACTTGGTCAGGGTATTGGAACATGTATTACACCAGATCCATGGTATCAGGTTCCGGGGAATGTAAATTGGCCAACATGTTTAGAATTAGATGTATGTGGTAACTGTGGTGGTGGAAACTCTAGTATGGATTGTAGAAGAACACATGGTGGTGATAATCACCATAGTATAGGAAATTATCAAGAGTATTGTGCTGATGACGATCCAAATCCAGGTGATGGCGAAGTTTGGGAATTAATAAACTGTTATCCAGACGCAGATGAAGATGGTTTAGGTTTTGGAAGTACAACAAGTTTATGTGTTAGAACTGATGGTGGTGGTACTGGTGAATATGATAGCGGTGGATGTCCACAAAAAGGTGATGATGGAACTCTATATTGTGATGGATATGCTTCTGGAGATGTAAATAACGATAACGAAGAGACTTGTTGGTCTTCTGTAGCAGGAGATTTATATTTATATTGTAATTGTCTTCCAAATGATGTAACTTGTTTAGATTGTGTTGGAGAATGCGCATATACATATCAAGGTGTATTTGATACAGGAGCTCCTCAAAATGATACATGTGGAGAATGTGGTGGTGAAATATGGTATGGATGTGCTAATAATGGTAGTATGTGTGGTTGTACTGATCAAAGTGGTGAAGGAACTGGTTGTGGGTCTTGTTCACTCAGTGATCCTGATATTGAATACAATCAACAATCTTGTATATTAGCTGGTGGTTCATGGAGTGAATCAAGTAATGCTACTCGTAATGCTTGTTTGGTAAATGGTAAGGGTGAATTTGCTGATCCAGAAGCTTGTATGTATGGTGAAAGGGAATGTAGAAATTTATCCTGTGATGCTTGTGGTTTCTGTGGTGGTGGTAAAACTGCATGTAATGACGATTTAATCGTAGGTGAATCATCAAATGCAGATAAGTGGTGTGATTCAGCTAATGATTGTGCTAATGGTGTATGTGATGCTTGTGGTTATTGTGGTAGTCATAATCCATCTCAATGCCTTGTTGCAGGTAATTATTGTGGTAAAAATAATTGGTGTAGTGGTTATGAAGGTGGTGATACATCAAGTGATTTGGATTTTATGATATGTGATATGGATCAAGATTGTTACGGTTTAAAAACTACTTGTACAGATCAATCTAATAGACAACCTTGTAATTGTTTAAGTAGTTCATTTAAACAAGATGCAGATACAGCTGTAGCAGCATATGCTCAGTTAATGGTAGATAGTGGATATCAGGAATATACATATAATAGCAATTGTACAGGAGCTTATCAAAATTCAACTGGAGCATTTTGTAATGCTGATACTGATTGTGATGGTGGATATTGTGATCCGTGTGGTTATTGTGGAGGTACATCTACATTTTCACCTTCCAATAATGCTGTACCTGCTGGTAGTGCTGATAATAATGGAAATGGAACATTTACTGCCACTTATGATTGTTCAGGCACATGTGATGGCGATGCAACTCTAGATATGTGTTATAGATGTCTATGTGCTGATGATTCACCTGAAAGTGCTAATTGTCTTGATGGGGATGCATGTATACCAGATTGTTCTGGTAATGAGATGACTTGTTGTGAAGGAAATGGTGGTACTTGGACTGGAGATGCTTCTACTGGTTCATGTTCTAATATAAATAGTGGAGTTTATTGGAGAAATAATCAATGTTGGGGAGGTAATGCTCCTGTAGATCAATGTGGTGTGTGTAACGGACCTGGACCTCCAACTGGTTTTGATTGTGCAGGAGTATGTAATGGTATAGTGGATTGTAATGATTGTTGCTCCACAGATCCAAATTGTAATGATGATTCATTAGCTACAGATCCTGGAAATATTCCTGGTTGGACAACTTGTGTTGGTGGATTCCAAAATGGAAAGCCTGGATGTGATTGTTGTGGTGTTTGTGGTGGAGATGGTGCTACATGTATTCCATATCTTAGTTCACCTGGTGATTTAGCTGGTAATAATTGTAATTGTGATAATCAATGGAAAGATTGTTGTAATGTATGTCATTCAGATGCTGACTCTCCTACTTGGGGAGATACTTGTACAGATAATAATGCTGTTGGGGATGAATGTCCAGATTGTGGTGACTCTGTAGATAGTTGTCTTGATCTTTATGATGTTGGTGGTTTTGGAAATGCTGGTGATTATGTGACTGGTTTGGGTTATTGTTCTACACCAGGGCAAGAATTAACTCCAACAACTCCAATAGCTGTACATAGTAGTTACGATAATGGGTTTGCTGATAATCCTGGAGATATAAGTGGGAATTATTGGAATATATTTGATGTTGATTTTAAAGCATGTCTTAATGCACATTGTGATGTTGATTTGTGGGAAAGAACTTGTGCTTATAAAAATTTAATATGTCCTAGTGGTTGGACTACCACAACTTGTACTTCAATTGTACCTGGTGTAGTACCAGATGTATGTTCATTTTTCCCTGGTAATACTGGTGATAATTGCCTTTGGTGTAATGACTTTATGGATCATTTAGCATTGTTAGACTCCCCAGTTACAGAATTTAATCAATTTGCTTGGGGACCTTATTGGACAAGTTGGGTAACCTCAACTGCTTGGCCTCAAGCAAAATCAGATATAGAAGATATAATGAGTTTCTGGACTGATTCTAAATGTAAACCCCAAAGAGCTATGACATGGGATGGTTTTTCTTATTGGTTTTCTGAAAGTACACCAGGAGTATATCCTGGGGATCCTTTATATGGTTGTACAAATCAAGATTATAGTAGTTGTGATGCTAAATTCTGTAATCCAGATCCTGATGTGGGTAGTTGTGAAACTATTGTAGCAGATTGTAACGGAAATGATGCTCCTTTAAGTTGGTGGGATGATGATACTTGTCATAATGGACAGAACAGACCATCTTGGTACAATTTGATGGGTAGTTTTCCAATACATAATACTGGTGCTGATGTGGGTGTTGATTTTAATTGTCAAGAATGGGATTGGTCTGGTTGGATGATTGGTGATTGTACTCAGAGTATGCCAGCACCAGAAGGTCATGATTTTCATGATTGTTTATTTGAGGATTGTGTAGACTCAATGGAAATTGTTAATGGACAACCTACAGGAACATATGATTGTTATTTTGGTGCTGAAGGTTATGATTCTGGATGTGATCCTGGTTATATTAGAAGTTGTGGTACTGATGATTGTTGTCATACAGGTTTCTCTGATGATGGATATCATGGTGGACTTGGTATGTGTGGAGTTGATGAAACGCATTGGGCTTTCCCTGATTGTTTGGGTACTGGTTTACCAAACGAATATGATTTAACTCCTGGTTCTTGTGATTGTATGCAATCAGCAGCTGATGATCCACTTAGAGCTTATTGGTGTACCAATGGTAATAATCCAAGTGGTTGTAATTTCTGTTGTTATCCATATTGTTTTGGGGTATTTATGGAAAGTTTAACACCTGGTCAATTTGATGATTTATTTGGTAATCATATACCTGATAATTTAAAACATATGGATGCTCAAACACAACCAAACAGACAAGCAGATATAAAACGAGTTCTTTCACAAATGACAACTCAAGATTACGCTGAATATTATGGTATTAGTAAAGAACAATTACCATTTACAATGCCTGGTTATGCTGCTATGACTTGTACACAGAAAAAAACATATTTAAAATCGTTAGGTATAGAAAAAGATCCATATTGTATGCAGAGAAAATATGATTCTAAAATTGATGAAATTATAAATTTTGCAAGAGGTCAAAAAAATTCTACAATTCATGATTTAAGAGCTAATCCTAATATAAAATCTAAATACATAATGGGTACTAATAAAACGAAAGGTGGTTCTAGTTGTAACCCACCATGTCCTGAAGGTCAAGTTTGTAAAGATTTTAAATGTGAATGGGTATAAATTAATTCATATGTATTATCTTATTTTTTAATATTTATTACTGAATAGGAGAATAATATGGCTATCAAACCAATCACAGATAAACAATTAGTTGACGCGGGTAATGTAAATAGAGAATCACAAACATCCCAACGAAATACTAATACTCGTGGTGGTGGTAATGAATCTCAAACAATAATTCCAGGTACAGATTTAAGTAAACAATATTCTATAACCCTTAAAGATATTGATACTTCTATAATGTCTTATGTTAAAAATGTAATCAAACCTACAGTCAAAGAAGCTAATGAAAAAGTTAAAGTTACTGTTATGTATGGTAACGAAGAAAGATGGAAAGCTGTCAGAAAAAGAGGAGTTTTAAGAGATAAAAATAATACACTTATTCTTCCATTAATTATGTTAAAAAGAACAGCTGTTGAAAAAAGTGATGCTATACCAGGTTATGAACATGACATTAGAAGAAAATATACTGAAATTGTTAGAAAATCCGGTTGGTCTAAAGACAATAGATATTCAAAATTTGCAACTCAAATTGGTGATATGCCTGTATATGAAAATTTAGTTACAAGTATTCCAAATTATGTTAACATTACATATGAATTTGTATTATGGACAAACTTTATAGAACAAATGAACCCTTTAGTAGAATCATTTATGGAATATGATAAAACATATTGGGGTGATAGGGATACTTATAGATTTATTTGTAATTTAGATTCAATAAGTGATGCATCTGAAATGGATTCAAGAGGAGAAAGATTTATCAAATCTACTTTTTCAGTTACATCGAAAGCATATTTATTACCAGAAGAAACTAATAATATTATTATGGGTAAAATGAATCAGGTACAAAAAAGGCTTTCACCATCAAAAGTTGTATTTGGTTTTGAAGGTACGGCTACCAATGAACAAATAGGAAAAAAATAAAAAAAATATCAGGTTTCAGTATAAAATTATATATATATATATGTAGACAATTCATAATCAATTAAAAGAGGTTACAAATGGCAGATCAAGAAATAAAATTTACAGAAGAAGAAATGGGTAAAATTAATGAGTTACAAGATGCTTATGCGGGATTACAAAATGCTCTTGGACAATTTAGTGTTGCTCGTATTCGATTAGAACAACAACTTACCGATTTAGATAATAGTGAAAATCAAATTAAATCACAATATACTACTACCCAACAAAAAGAAAGAGACTTTGTTGCTAGTATCAATAAAAAATATGGTGATGGTAATTTAGATTTAGGTACAGGTGTATTTACACCAAAAGCTACTACAGAAACACCTGACAAAACTTTATAATTAACAAAATAAATTTATCGTTTGGAGTTTTTTTCATATATTTATATATGATTGATAACTTATGCGCATATCAATCTAAATTAACAAAATTTATAATCCTATAGGAGAAATATAATGGCAGAAAAAATCGTATCCCCCGGTGTATTTACGAAGGAAATAGATGCTTCGTTTTTACCAGCCGCTGTCGGTGATATTGGAGCTGCTGTTGTGGGTCCTACAGTTAAAGGTCCAGCTATGGTCCCGACTGTGGTTAACTCATATTCAGAGTTTCAACAAGTATTTGGTGATGTATTCAAAAGTGGTAGTCAGCAATTTCAATACTTAACATCCGTAACAGCTCAAAATTATTTAAAACACGGAAGTAAATTAACAGTAGTAAGAATATTAGATGGATCATTTGATGGTGCGAGTGCATCTATACCAAAAACTGGTAGTTTTACGCCATCAACATTATCTTCTGGTAGTGGAAACATAAGTGCAAGTGGACAATTTGAATATCAGGTTCAAAATGGTGCTGATGTTTATAGGTTTATAGCATCAGATCCAGTTGGTGGTATTCCTACTGATGATACAGATGGAAAACTTTATTTCTTTTCAACTGGTTCAAACCCATCACACCAAGCTAAAAATTTAGTAAATGAAATTAATACTGCTTTTGGTGGCTCTATTATATCAGCTTCACATAAAAGTGGATCAGCCCTTGGTAATACTTTAGGATGTCAAGTTATATTATCAGCCTCATCTGTTGGAGCTTCATCTAATGGTATTACACTTAAATCTGGTTCATATGGTGGTTCTATGGATGTTAGTATTATTACTACAGAAGGTGGTACTAATTCAAGTACAAGTGGAAATTCATTTCAATTAAAATCATTTTCCCATGGTACTGCTATGAATAATTCAGGTTCAACTGGACAAACTAATAATATTTTATTAAGTGGCTCAAAGGATAATGTTAGATGGGAAGTATCTTCAATTAATGAAGCTAAGGGTACATTTACTTTATTAGTTAGGAGAGGAAATGATACAATTAAAAATAAACAAATTCTTGAAACTTGGAATAATCTTTCATTAGATCCAAATCAATCTAATTATATTTCAAAAATAATTGGTGATTCATATCAATCGATAGATGCAACTAATAGTTTTATAGAATATGTTGGTAATTATCCAGCAAAATCTAAATATGTATATGTTAGTTCGGTTGATGCACCGACAGCAGATTATATAGATGAAAACGGAAATGTTAGATTGGGTACATTATCTGGTTCACTTCCAAAAGTTGGTAGTGGTTCTTATGATGGTTCATTTAATGGTGCTACAGATGGATATAGTGGATTTGATGGTATAGGTAATCCTCAAGGATATGCTGCTACTGCTAAATGTGATTTCTTTGGTGATATTGGAGATAGTAATTCACAGGGATTCGTAATATCTTCAATAAGTGCACAAGATGGTGGAAGTTCTTATATAGAAGCTTTAAATCTATTGGCTAATGCTGACGAATATGATATCAATATGTTACTGGTGCCTGGTATCTGTGATTCTGGTGCTCAAGGTGGTCATGCTGGTATTATAACTAAAGCTGTTGATACTTGTGAATCTAGAGGTGATTGTTTTGTTATTTATGATGCAGTTACCAAAGGTTCAACAATATCAACTGTTACTGATAGAGCAAAAGCTAAAGATAGTAACTATGCTGCTACTTATTGGCCATGGGTACAAGTACATGATGCTCAAACTGGTGCTTATAGATGGGTGCCACCATCAGCTGTTATGCCTGGTATTTATGCATTTAATGATAAAGTAGCTGCTCCTTGGTTCGCTCCTGCTGGATTGAATCGTGGTGGTTTAGATACTGTTATTCAAGCTGAAAGAAAATTAACACATGCAAATCGTGATGATTTATATGAATCTAATGTTAATCCAATTGCTACATTCCCAGGTCAGGGTGTTGTTGTGTGGGGTCAAAAAACTCTACAGAAAAAATCATCAGCACTTGATAGGGTTAATGTAAGAAGATTGTTAATTAAAGTTAAGAAGTTTATTGCTGCTTCTTCAAGATTCTTAGTGTTTGAACAAAATAATGCTCAAACAAGAGAAAGATTCTTGAATATTGCTAATCCATATTTAGAGCAAGTACAAGCTCAGAGTGGATTAAACGCATTTAAGGTGGTAATGGATGATACCAATAATACTCCAGACATCGTAGATAGAAATATCCTTTATGGACAAATATTCTTACAACCTACAAAGACTGCTGAGTTTATTGTATTAGACTTTACAATACAACCAACTGGTGCTACATTTCCAGAATAATCAGTATTAAAATAATACTATAAAAGATGGGGGTTTATTAAAATATAAACCCCTATTTTTTTACTTTTTTTATATTTATATATGAAAACTTATGTGTCCTTAATTGACACTTAATTAATAGGAGAAAGAATATGGCAACTTTGATTGATGCTAATCAAGCGATGTTTACACCGTTTGAACCTAAGTTAAAAAATCGTTATGTAATGGCAATTGATGGCATTCCTGCTTATCTAATCAAAACAGCTAATAGACCAAGTATTTCATTCGAAGAAGTTGAACTTAACCATATGAATGTGAAAAGATATGTAAAAGGTAAAGCTAGTTGGGAAACTGTAGAATTTACACTATATGACCCTGTTGTTCCTTCTGCTGCTCAGTCAGTAATGGAATGGGTAAGACTTTCACATGAATCGGTAACAGGTAGAGACGGATATTCAGATTTTTATAAAAAAGATGTAAATATTAAAGTTTTAGGTCCTGTAGGTGATGTCGTAGAACAATGGACATTAAAAGGTTCTTGGATACAAGCGGCTAACTTTAATGATTTAGATTTTGCTTCAAGTGATCCTGTAGACATATCAGTTACTTTAAGATATGATTACGCAATACTTGAATTTTAATCTTAAAATAGACAATTCCGATGAAAATCCTCAAATAAATTTTGGGGATTTTTTCTTTTAGTATATATTTATATATGAAATGTTATGTAATATATTTAAGAGGTTATTAAAGATGTCAAATGAAAAGCAATTAACTACATTTAATGAAATTATTGAAGTTGTACTGAAACATGAAGGTGGATATGTGAATGATCCAGCTGATTTAGGTGGTGAAACTAACTTTGGTATAACTAAAAGGTTTTATCCAGATGTGGATATTAAGAATCTAACTAAAGAACAAGCTAAACAAATATATCACACAGATTATTGGCGAAGAGCTAAATGTGATGAAGTTCCCCCTCGACTACGACATATCTATTTTGATATGTGTGTAAATTTTGGACAAGGTGGGGCTGTAAAAGTTTTACAGAAAGCAGCAAATGCTAAAAATAAAGAAAAAATTGATGTAGATGGTGGTATAGGACCAGCTACACTTAAAGCAATTCAGAACCTTGAACTTGAAAGAGTACGAGCCTATCGAGTATTAAGATTCGCTAACTTAGTAATTAAAAAACCCGAACAAGAACGATTCTGGTTCGGATGGTATCGAAGAGCAACGGAGGTCTAAAATGGCAGAACAAAAACAAGAATTTAAATATCCAACTGAGCAAGTTGATTTACCAAGTGAGGGTAAACTTTATCCCGAAGGTCATCCATTATCTTCTGGAAAAATTGAGTTGAAATATATGACTGCTAAAGAGGAAGATATTCTTACATCACAAAATCTTATTAAAAAGGGTATTGTGGTTGATAAACTCCTTAATTCTCTAATTGTAACACCAGGTGTTACTACTGAGGATTTATTTATAGGGGATAAGAATGCTATTATGGTTGCTTCTCGTATTCTCGCATATGGTGGTGAATATACTGTTGAGGTTACCAATCCAAATAGTGGTGAAAAACAACAACAAACATTCGATTTGACTCAATGTGATTTTAAAGAACTTCCTGAAGATGTTGATTATTCTAATAATGAATTTAAATTAGAACTTCCAGTTACTAAAGTTAAAATAACATTTAAACTTTTAACTGGAAAAGATGAAAATAGTATTACAAATGAATTAAAATCATTACAGAAAATAGGTCAGGCTGGAGAAGTTACAACAAGATTAAAAAAATTAATTACATCGGTGAATGGTGAAACTTCAACATCTGTAATAGCAAATTTTGTAGATAATATGCTATCAAAAGAATCTCTTATATTAAGAGATGAGGTACAGAGAATCAATCCAGACATAAATTTAAAACAAGAAATAGAATTTGGAGGAGAATCGACAGAAGTGGACATACCCATGACTGTCGAGTTCTTTTGGCCTAAAGCCGGAGCATAGACCCCAAATACACGAAAATATATTCCAACTCATATATTTTGGGCAAGGATTTACACACGATGATGTTTATTCTATGCCTACTTATTTAAGAAATTTCTATTCTCAACAATTATTGAAGGTCAAGAAAGAAGAGAAAAAACAGATGGATAAGGCTAATAAAAAACCTACATCTTCTGTAAATAGACCTAATATTCCACGAAGATAAGACAATAACTTTTCCACAAACTTTATATTTATATATGAATTGGTACATCTAATTGGAGAAAACCATGTCTAAAAAGAAGTCATATATGAATATATCAAATCTTATCAATGAAGGTATTCTTGATAAAATATTTGATTTTATAAAAAAGAACAAAGTCAGTAAACTCGAAAAAGCTTTTAAAAATAAACCTGAAGTTAAGGATAAAATTAAAAAGTTAAATAAACTCGCCGCAGAAACTGAAAAAGTTTTAAAAAAGTATGGTATAGATAAAGAAATTCATAGGATAAAGTAGAGATAATTAATGGCACCAAAACCAAAAAAAGATCCAACACAAGATTTGAGAAGAAAAGAGGCTAAAGCTTTAGCTGCAGCTTATCAGGAAGCTGCTAAAGATTTCGGAAAAGAATTAGAAAAGCAGATTAAAAAAGCTAATCTTAGTGGTGCTAGTGATTATAAAAAACAATTTTTAGATCAGGCTCAAGCGGCTAATGAATTAATTCAAAAAAATCAACAGGATTTACAAAGAGCTGGATTAGGTGATATAGCTAAAGAATATACAACTGCTCTTCAAGGAGTTCAAAGTGGTATGTTAAGTCAAGAAGACTTTAAATCTGTATCAGATAGATTCAAAACTGCTATGGAGAAAGAAACACCTAATATTGCAAAAGATTTAAAATCTTCAATAGAAGGTACTATGGGTTCACTTGAATTGGAAGAAGCTAGAAAAAATATAGAAAGTTCGGTTCAACAGGGAGTTAACGATGCTCTTGGTTTTATACCATCAAATTCATTCACAAAAGCTCTTGGTATTGACGCTGGTGTTGAAGCTATAGGAAAAGTATTTGGAGAAAAAATAGCTCCAATGGCTTCAAATGTAGGTAGATCAATAGCGAATAACTGGAAAATGGCACTTGGTGCTGGATTGGCTATTTTTGTAGCTGCGGCTTTGATAAAGGGTATTGCTGATTCTACTGATAGAGTTGGTGAAGCATTTGGTGCTATAGGTGTAACTGAATTTAAGGGAGATTTGTTAGACGCACAAGCAGCTGCTGTTAGATTGGGTTATGATTTTGAAGAAGTTTCTGGTTCAGTTAATGAACTTTCTAATAATTTTGGTGTTGCTTTTAATGAAGCGGTAGAAATAAGTAAAGCTTCAATGGATACTGCAAGGGCTATCGGTATCTCTACAGATCAAGCTGCTGGTTTAACTGGTCAGTTAATGACTATGAGTGGACATTCTGCAGAGTCAGCTCAAAATTTCTTAAAACAAACAGCCGCACTTGCTAAATCTGCTGGTGTTGCTCCGGGTGCTGTTATGGCTGATATGGCTGAATCTTCTGAAGCTGTTGCTGGGTATGTTAAAGATGGTGGAGAGAATATAGCTCAAGCTGCAGTTAGAGCTAGGTCTATGGGAATGGCTTTAAGTGATGTGGCTGCTATAGCAGATGGGTTATTGGATTTTAGTTCTTCCATTGAAAAGGAAATGGAAGCTTCAGTTCTTATGGGAAGACAATTAAATTTACAGAGAGCTAGAGAATTAGCTCTTGCTGGTGACTTGGCTGGATTACAGGGTGAAATTTTAGAACAAGTTGGTTCTGAAGCTGAGTGGAACTCGATGAATGTTATTCAGAGAAAAGCTATGGCTGATGCTATAGGTGTAGGTGTTGACCAGATGGGTAAAATGGTTACTGAAGCTGGAAAAACACAAGGTGAATTAGCAAAAATGAGAGAGCTTGATATTAGTGAAATAGCATCTAAAGAAGCTATATCTAATATAACATTACTTACTAATAATTTTAAAGCTATAGGTATTTCTATATTAGGGGTAATTGCAAAGATTTCAACTTTTGGTGGACTTTTGGATGGTGATTCTCCTGGATGGTTAAAGGCTATAGGTGCTGTTGTTGCTATTGGTATTACAATGTTTGTAGTTATGAAATTAGCTGGTCTTGCTATGGGTTGGTTTGCCGCATCTATGGGTCCAGCAACTACAGGTTTAGCTGCTTTAGCTGGTGTTGGTTCAATAGCAATACCTGTATTGGTAGCAATAGGATTGGTTGGTTTAACTATAGTTGGTGTACTATGGGGTATATCTAAAATTATGGAAACTATACCACCTATAGTAGATTCATTAGCAGCTGGTTTTAAAACTGTAGGAGAAACAATAACAAATTCACTTTTATTATTGGCTACACCAGAGGTTGTACTTGGAATAATAGGATTAGCTGGTGCATTTTATATGTTAGCTGGAGCTTTAATGTCAGTAGCATTTGCTGGTGTTATAGCGATGCCTGCTATGGCGGCAGTTACAACATTTACTGCTGCTATGACTGCTTTAGGTGCTATATCCGGTGCTGGTGATGGTGGTGAACAATCTGAAAATGAAGCATTAAAAATTGAGTTGGAAGCTATTAAAACTCATTTACAAACATTGGTTGAAGGTTTTGCTGCTAGTGGTGATAAAGATTATATTAAAGGGTTAGGAAATGTTGTTAAGGGAGTTAAACTAAATGTAGGAACACCTACAAAAATATAGGAGATAAACATTGGGTCTTGAGAATCTAAAAAGTGCATTTTCAAATATAGAATTTCCATCATCTACGCCTGAAAAACAAGGTACTGATGTAAATCCGTCTATACCAACAACTGAAAAAAATACAACTAATGTACAAGGTAGTATTAATACAGATTTAACTACTATGGTGAGTCAGTATTCTATTCAAACACACCCACAACAAGTTGATTTTATGAGTAATGAAGACGCTGTAGGATTTACACCTAATCAAGTAGAAGGTTCTCCAAGTTTATTTAATGGTAATACAAGTATTTATAGAATACAATCAGAACCACAAATAATTGATTATATGGGAAATGAACATTCTACAGGTTTTACTCCTAATTTAGAACATAAATCACCAACCCAATTTACTGGAGCTGGAGAACATAGTTCAGAACCAAATATGGAATGGGCTAATAATAGTTTATATGGTGCAACTGGTTTGGTAGATTTTCAACAAATAGCTAGTAGTTGGACAACACCTTTAACTGGTTTAACATTTCCTGATGGATTCACAAAAAATATGACAGAATCAGAATTAGCAAAAGGTTTTCTTGGTGAAAATGGTACTAATTTTACTAATACAAATTTCTATTCCGGTATTGGATCAGACGGAAATGGTGTAAGTTTTAACGGTCCTACTACAAGTGATATTACATCGAATACTTTTGATTCATCTAATCCATATGTTCCAATTGGTAGTGCTGAAGAATGGTTAATACCAGAAGGGTTTACATATCAGGATAGTATCCATACAACAAATACTATAAGTGATGTATTTAGTGAGAGTTGGACATATTCAAATAATATACCATCTCCATCATCTGGTAATAATACTTGGACTATACCAACTAATTTTACATATCAGGATAGTATCCATACAACAAATGCAATAAGTGATACATTTGGTGGACCTGTAGATTTTATGAGTGGGGTAAACTCATATTATAATGAAGTAAATCCAATAACAGATACTAATGTATCTTCTGGTATTCCAGGTTTTACAACTAATTTTAAAACTGGTGGTTACACATTTGGTGAAGGAAAGAAAGGAAATTCTAAATTTTTAACATTTGATAATGAAGGGAACTATACAGGATTTATACCAACTGGAACTTATAGTGGTTATCATGATTCTGGAATAGCATGGAGTGGTTCTTGGTCTTATACAAATGATATACCATCACCTGATACAGGTATAACATCTTGGAATACTGGGGAAACTTCATTAACAAGTTATTACGATAGTATCCATACAACAAATGCAATAAGTGATACATTTGGTGGACCTGTAGATTTTATGAGTGGTAAATCTTTACACGAAGTAAGTTTAGCTAATTCAGCATCTATATCAGGTTTTACAAAAGATTTTACTAAAAAAGGAACTGGACTTGGAGATTCTAAAATTCTTGATTTATGGGATACTGAATGGAAAGAAAATGGTTTATTAACTTCTATGTGGACTGGATATGATGAGAATTATAATACTATGGAATTTCCAGGACCATATGGAAATTTTGATTCGAATCAACATCCTTTATCTGCTAGTAACTATACCGGTGTATCTTCAGATCCTTTATCTCGTGAATGGACACCATCGACATCATATTATGATAAAATTCATCCAAGAAATTATGTTAGTCTTTCTGATAGTTTTAATGTAACTACTACATTTGCTGGATCTTCACAAGTAACTGCTTCAAGTGGTGTAATATTAAATTCATCTAAAGGTTCAAATACTGGTGGTATGGAATCAACTCAATTTAAAGATTTATATACTAATGATAATACTGCTACAGATAATAAATATTTAGGACCTCCACAAGATGGTTCTAATATTAATCAAAAGGATAGATTTGATTTAAAATCTGAATTGTGGCAGTATAGTAATAGTAGAGATCAGAGTCTTGCTGGTGGTACTGTGTTGGCATTATCTTCTTTTGGTTTGGGTACTATTATGGGAGCATTCGGTGGTAATGGTAATGAACCTTATATAGTTCGTGAAATTGGTAAAGAAGATAATCCAAGTAGTTATTTTCCATTAACAACATTAATGAGAGATACAACAAGAATATCTAAATTTTTAGGTTCAAATAAGGGAGCTCAATTTACTATAAACCAAAATCTTATGGGTTCATTCCAACAATATAGACCTTATTATGATGCTGGTTCTACAATAATAAATACAGCTTTACCTAGTGAGGGGCTTGGAATGTTACAAATGAATTATCCAAGAGATTTTGGAATATCTGGTAGGTTGCTTGATTTGGTAAACACAGCAAATACATATACCGAATGGTTGGATACAAGGGTAACTGGATTTGATACAACTGCTCTTAAAGATACAGTATTAGCTGCAAAGGGAGCTACATTTGCTGAAAGGGAGCAAGCTAGAAAACCATTAGCATTTCAAGGACTTGATTTATTGGAGGGAGCTGCTAATGATTTATTA